TCTTCTGCATCAAAATCATATACCCCATAATCGTTCTGTAACAACACTTCTCGGTGTATATTATCAGATTGTTTAGAAATTCCCATTATTAGGTCACAGCTCGCATAAAAGGGTGAATTCCACATTGGATATGGAAGATCGTCCCAAATTGAATAATATATAATTGGAATTTTAAATGTTGTTTTTATTTCATGCTCTATTGCATACAACCATTCCCAATATCTAGGATCTGTAAAATGAAATATTGCATCTGGTTTTTCTTGATGTAACACTGCAAATAGTAAATTTCTATCTCCATATCCATTGGATGGAATAATTTTTACAACTGCATCTTCTATTCCGGATTCTTTTGCGACGTCTTTTGATACATCAAACATCTTTCCAGCATCTGGATGATTCATTGCTGCGCCTATTTGTACCCAATCATATTGACGTACTGTATTTAAAACTATTTCTTTTGATATTGTTCCTATTCCTGATGGTAATCTCAAATCATCAGCTAATAACAATATCTTTTTCTTTTTCTGTTTATTTGGATCTATTTTTTTTAATTTAGGTAACTCCATTTATGTCCTTATTTATAACTTATTTAATATAAATATCAACCTAGTACAACAACTGGTTTATTTAATTTTTTAACTTTATTATATGCTGTTTGTAACTGAGGATTCATATTATTTTCATTATTCAATATCATTAAATAATCACAATTTTCTGCTAACAATCTCATTCGATGAAGAAGTTGCGAGAAATGATATTTTTTTCCATAATATGACTCTGGAAGAGCTGAATATAAATTATATCCTGTATATGATGCATTATATTCTTCATATTTTATTCCAAATTCTAATGCAAACTTACGAATCATATAATTTGCACCTTCTGTTCCTCCAGCTCCAACTAATATTAAATCTTGTTTAAATTTATTTTTTAAATCAGTTAAAATTTGTTGTACTTTTCTTTTATTTTGCCATTCTTTATTTCCAATAATAGCAACTTTAGTCATTTAACAATTCTTTTGTAGATTGTTTGCCTGATCCGATATGAGATAGCATCATTTTTAATGCTTCTAATTTATCTTGTGCATCTGCAAATTGTGCTACTATGTTATCCATTTCTTCTGTATGTTGTGGATGTTCTCCAATACCAACAGAATTACTTAAGTATATATTTAGTCTAGCAACTGCGTCTGCTTTATCTGCACGATATTTTGAATATAATGCATCTAATAATAATCCATCCATAATTTCCTTTTTTTATTTATTATATTAAAATTTATTCACGAATCCTATTTTCTTTAGGACAATTTTCATAATCCATTTTAAATGGACACCATTTACAATTTTTAGCTCCTCGGCCAGCAAGTGCTAAATATTTTTGATCTTTTCTTTTATTTCCATCTATATCAAAGCAATGTTCTATAAATGAATCTATACTTCGCTGTATTCTTTTTCTAGTAACTGATCCAGATGCTGGATTTAATAATTGTATCCTTTTTTGTGGAAACATTGATTCTTCTAGTAGCTTTCGTTTCACTATAAAAAATTCAATATCAATATTATCTATAGGCGTTCCAAATTGATCTGAAAAGTATTTTTTATAAGCAACTAATTGGGCTGCTTTTAATTTATCTGCTTTTTGATATTTATTCCATCCTCTAGTTGATGTCTTTATGTCAATAACCTTAATTTTATTTTGTACAGTATCTCTAACTACTATATCTATAAATCCATACCAGAAAACATTTTTATTACTAGTTGAAGCAGGAACTGCTAATTCAATTTCTATTCCTACTAACTCTTGATTCTTTGTAGAAAAATATTGAGCTCTTCTTTTTTTGAACCATTCTAGAATAGCCATACCATCTTCTAAATGTTCTGCTAATTCATTAGGAGTAGAAAAGTGTATACCATCGTTAGCCTTGACTCCTTTTGTATACTCCATCTTCATACAAGTTAACAACATATCACGAAGATCTAAATTATTTGCTGCTTTAACAGAATCTGTATACATTACTGTTAAATATTCTTGTAATGTTTCATGAAATGCTGTTCCAAAACATGTTGCTATACTATATGTGAATGGTGCTAATTTGTCAATGTAAGAAAGTTTCCATTGGTGTGGACATTTTTCAAACATTGACCATTGTGAATAAGATATCTTAGCAGGAGCTTTTGATACATCATTTAATGATAATTTATATATAGGATTTATGTATCCGGATTTCATGGATATACTATAAGATCTTGTTTACATTCTAGTATAAGGTCATCTTTTATTTCAGCAATTTTATCATAAAACTTGTCAACTGCTTCATCATATGCATATTCATCTTCACTATCTTCAAAATCATCTTCATCTGGATATTCTGGTAATCCATCGTCTTCACAAATAAATTCAGATCCGTTTTGATTAGCATATCCTCCAGAAACATGTAAATATGCCTCATCTTCACTTCTAGCTTCCATTTCAAATTCTCCTCGCTTTGTAAACCAATCTGCTATTTCATGAAATAATTCTTCTGGTGGATACCATGCTGAATCAAATGTTAAATCAATAATATCGTCGTCTACTTGCCAATCATGTACAAAACACCATTTTGCTCCTACATTTTCAGTCATCCATTCTCTAGTTAAATTATCTTTTGGATAATCTTTATATAATAATCCATATAAATTATCAGCCAATAAATCACTTTTTTCTCTCCAATCCGCTTTTTCAACTTCTGGTGTAAATAATTTATCTGCAAAATTTTTTAAAAGTTTTTTAGATGCTTCTATACTCACAACTGTATATACGTTATTTGCCATAATATTTTTATTATATTATAAGAAATTATTCGGATTGATCCAAATATTCTGTAAGATATATGTCTATTAAATCTTTTGTCTTTTTTAAATCTTCTTCAAATTGTCCTTTTTTTCTACATCTAACAATTCTTTTAACAATATCAAATTCATATGAATTTAAATTCCATTCTTCTGAGAACTTATATAAACTAGATTTACCAACATAATGATATTGAGTATTTACTGATTCTGTGTTATCTGATTCAAATTTCATTTTTTACCTTTCAACATTGTTTTTATTTCTTTTTCTGTATATCCATATAAAGATAACAAAGATCTGCAACTATCTTTTGGCATTAGATCGATATACTCAATGGCTTCTGATTTGCTTATCAGATAGTGGTCTGCAATTTGTGAAACTAATTCTTTATTATACTTATCTTCCTTTTTTCCTTTAATGTACTTAGCAAAGGTTCTCTGGGCAGGTAGAAGGCCGTGATAGAGACGATAAGTATCCTTATGGGATAGTAACCCTATTGTATATTTCTGTAACTGATTGATTATTTCAATTAGTTCCATTCTCATTGATAACCATCTATTAACTAAATAAGGAGAAAACTTTTTATGGTCAATATCTGTATATTCAGACCAAGCTTTCTTTTTATGAGTCATTCCATCAATAAAATCGAAAATAGTTGCAGGTTTCTTTGTCATAATTTATATTTGTGTTTATATGTATCAATAAATGATTCTCCAACTGCTAATTCTAATACTACTGCATTTTCAGGCACGCCTGGCATTTTCTTTTCATTAACAACGTCGACATTTTTATTTTTAAATATTTTCATTTTAGTTCTAGCATTTTTCCGATTAGAAGTTTTGAATACTAAAACTACTGGACCTTTTATGTACGGAGCTCCCATTATTTTTTTACTGGTCTAAATTCTTCTGGAACATGTCCGCAATCATCGCATCTAAATACTGGGACGGGTACCATGCTATCTTTATCAGCTCCAGTAATAAATCTTGAAACTTTATTTATTGCCATTACTTGACGAAAATACATTCCGCCACATTCAGAACAGATTAATGGTTTTAAATCGTCTGGTTTAATATTTAAATTTGGTTTATTCATTATAATTCATTCATTAATTTAACAAACATTGACATAATATTAATTTCTTTATCAACTACATGAGAGTCAGTATATTGCGACTCTGCAATTATTAAA